TAAGAATAACTTCTATACCTCCTTCCTACCGAATCTTCATTTGTCTCACGAGGAAGTAAAAAACGAACCTCCCTCGATCCCAAACAACAAGGTTTGATCCACTCGTCCCGCGACAACACGGGTAAGCCCTTCAATGTCTGTGGTACTCAACCCCTCAAAATTGCTCTTACGAGCATCCTTAAGGAGAAAGTCCGCAAACGCTTGCACATCTCTGCCAAAGTCCTTGTCTGTTAAACTCACCAAATCAAAAATCGCCACTGTCTTCGCCACTTCTGCCAACATCGTAGAATTACTATTGTTGCACATTAGCGAAAAAGCCAACTTTGAATAACGGGGTTTTGGTAAGTAACACTGGTATTTTGGGTCCCACACCCCCTCTACTCCTAAAAATTCAATGCCTTCAACGGGTCCTGGGTTGTTCCAATCAATCCTGACCGACTTCTCTTTCAAAGTCAAACCGAACTTCCCATAAGCCTCTATAAGCGCTGCCTTCAATTGATCAGGAAACTCCAAGCCAAAGTACTCATGATCCAGGGATAACGCAGAGTCATCCCCAAAAAGAGCGGCAATGACATGAGAAATTAACTCCTCATACATCGGCAAACGCCCGAAGGCATCTTTAAAAAGTGAAATAAAAAAATAAAACACAACAATTGTGTGAGCCAGTGTATTATCTGTTGTTGTGTTTGCACTGCCGGAGCAGTTACCGGTCAAACGACGGAAAATCGAACCATCGACAAAGGACGTGACCGGATTAACCGTATTCTGCTTGACGTACTCAAAAAGGTCTTCTACAACCTCCCAAAATTCGCCAAGTGAAACCTTCAAACCCCGCTTACGCAGGGCGTAAACCCGTTCGAGAAATATTTTGCGATCCCAACCGCTAACATCTCCCATCACTCTTGTCTTAAATCTCTGAAATTGCTTCCAAAGACGATCCACTCCCCCATACTGTTTAACCCAACCATACTTCCCCCACGTAAACCCATGAAAACGCTTCATTCGCTCATTCTGTTCTTCAAACAAAAACTTCTGAAGTGAAGCAAAAAACAAGGGTACCTGACTAAAAGTCCGAATTTTCCCCGATTCCAAATCTTCATCTGGGAGGGCTTCTCCGGACTTAGGAGAACCTTGCCAAATTGGGTCTGGCTTAAGTTCCATCAGGGTCCTATGGAGATCCGAAACAATAGCCGAAGCTTTGTCTGGATATCCATGTGTTGTATAAGGGAAGGCTGCTCCTTTATCCCCATGAACAGTGGGGCGGACAGTTAGCCCAGCTTCAAGTGCTGCCTGATACATGCGGTAGGTATACTCGGTCGCTAGATCAGCGATGTCATCGCCAGGGTCCACAGGCAAAGTATCAAACTTTTTCTCCTGTATACGCTGACGATCCTCCGAATAACCAACCAACTTGTGTTTGCATCGCTGTTCCATCCTAAGGCGAGCCTCAGGGTTTTCCAACGCAAACCGATAAAAAAGATCCGTGTATGGTACGGCATCCTCTTTTTCTTTCCGGTGATTTCGCAACGCTGGTATAAAACCAATAGGCTGCAAAAACTCAAACTGGGTTGATTTATCATGACTCAAATGCTTTAACCCATAAGAGTCATGAATACGAACCCCCCTCACCGTTTCCAGGAGGGGGACAGCTAGTTTTTTCCAGTTTCAGCAGTCACTTTCCCTTCCGGTACTAGCCACTTTTCTCCCAGTCCAAACCAACTTCCCTTAAACTTGAAAGCTGCATTACCTCGGTTCTCCCCGTGAGTCCCCTCATGCATCCCAATCAACATACCCTGTGCGTCTATCAAAAATCGTCCACAATCTCCTGCTTCCGTATTGCAGGTGTGGATAATCATATCATCATCAATCAGGGTCTTTTGACTAACTGAAGTTGACAAGCCATTTCGCCGATTCGTAACAATACGAATCTGACCATCAATCACCTTAGGCTCTCTAGCTGTTCCTGCGGCAGTCATCTTTGTTGGTAACAAAGAATTTTCTACCCGTAACACTCCTTTAAGAGGCGTTCCAGCGACCAACGACAACTCCTCACGTTTAACAACTTGTTTGCTGTTAGGACCAACAAACAAATAATCTGTTGCTCCCGGCATAAAATTCTCGACGTGAGAGTTGAGAAAAACTTGAGTTTCAGTTCCAAATTTAACTCGTGTTGCACACAACTTCCAAAGCTGGCGCGTAACGATCTCAGTATATGACACATCTTTTACCTCGGACGGGTCACAAACTAACCAATACTTGTTCAAATTATCATTAACGGGAATATCTTGAACGCCATCATGCCGAGCCTCTTCAACGAACTTAGGCAAATTATCAGGTTTTTCCTTCCTCTTTACAGATTTAGGAACCTCCTTAGGAGGAATTTCCTGTTTGCCTTTATCCATCTTAGCTTTCTCAGTAAAATAGCGACGTTTATCCGCCGTAGCTTGAACTTTCTCTTGTTTGATCGCATCAAGTAGCCCTCGTAATTCAACAAGCTGCTGGTGAATCTCCTTATTACCATAGCCCTCAGGAATCAACTGTTTTTGTTTCAGCTGCTTCTCAACATTAACGAGAGTGGCCCTAAGACCATCCTCACCACTATTGAGCTGCTTCAACATTCCAGATAACTCCTTGACTTGCGTAGAGAGTGAAGAAATCAGTACTTGCTGGTCATTCTGGACCTTAGCAATAACTACCTGATCTTCTTTTCTCATCTGCGCTAGCTGCTTCTGTTCCGCTAGCCGGTCTACATTCAATTTATCTAATTGCTCCTTCAGACTAACCCGCATTTGCTCCCGCTCCCGATCGATTGCTTCACGTTGAACCCTAAGGTTTTCTCGCATCTCATCTCGCTCGACAGTGACAGCACGAACTACGTTCTCTTGTCGCGCTTTCTCAGCTTCGGCATCCGCCAGTTTTGCAACTAACACGTCCCGAAGCTGATTACTTTTTGACTCCAAAGATTCAAAAACATGTGAATTGTCGGCGCGAAGAAGGTTGACCTCCTCTATCACCGGAACGAAAATTTCTTTCCCTTCCGATTTCAAGGCGGCAACCGCGCCCTTCCGGGCCTCATCGCTCCAATTAAAACCAGGACTATCTAGGCGTACCATACGTTCATAATCAGGGTCGTCAATGTTCATAGGAACAAAATCCGCATGCTCGCGAATCCTCTCCGTACGTTCATCAATCTCCTTCTGATCCATCTCGTAGTTATCCCACTCATCCTCCAACTCTTCTGACATAAATTTATGAAAGGCCGTTTCAAACTCACTCTGACCATACCCGCCGTACAGACTCCACTCACGTGCATATTCATGTACTCTTAGGAAATTTTCAGGGTCAATCCCATAGTCTTCCAAAACACTATCAAAAAAATCATCATCAACACTGTGATCAGCCAAGGCCTCATACAGGTCAAGAAAATATTGAGCATCCACCAAAGAAAACTTAGATCTCTTCCCCTTTGCAGGGGCTGAGCCTCCCCAGTTTCCTCTAGCACCAAACTTAATGTCACGTTTCCTATCTGCTTTTGATTTAACAGGCTTCTTACGTCGCCCTTCATCAATCAAATCACCAAGGCCGACACCTGCCGCCGTTACAGCAGCCTGCGCCAACTCCTTCCTTTCAAGAAAATCTGCTTTCTCCTCCTCCCGAAATTCCAACTTCCGCTGGACTTCCTCAAGAGACGGAAAAGCTTTCCCCTCTACAAAAAGTTTCGATTTGTGCAACACCGGCAAAGTTAACTCCACATAAGGATGTGGACGTTTCTGATACGCATAAGGCATGCGTCGCCAACGCTGCTTAACAGAGGGACCCCCACCTTCTAAAATAAGATTGGTGTGTCGAGCGGAACGAACAAAATTCACTATAAGCATCGCTGCTCTAAGATCTTCTTCAGGTCCACTCCACTCTTCCCACCACTCTCCCTTAATTATCGTAGCTTTTAATTTCTCCAACAATGTTCGGCCGAAGGTTGACATCTCGTCTGGTTTAATTTTAATTCCCAACAATTTTTCCGCTAAACGCTTTAAAATTGCTAGGCCATGTTTTTCATCTCTGATGAACCTGTGACTCTTAAGAATGGCCAGCATTCCTACTACCATAACCCCTCGAACCCCAGATTCAGTCAAATTGTGTGCTAACCCCAACAACTGTTCATTTATTGGGGCCATTATACCCATAACATAATCCTGCGTCATCTGGCGGTGCAATCGTCTAATCCTCCATTTCCGAGTAACTTTACGTAAAACCCAGTACAATGGTAACCAAACCAAAACACCTGCCCAGACCCACAACACCAAATTCCCCCAGTGGGGTTTAATCCACAAGAAAAAATTTGACATTACGGACTCAACAAAATCAAATCCAAATATCTCACTCCAACGCACCCAAAGTGTATCCCAGAATTTTTCAACCCAAGAGGCACACCACCCAGATGCATCTGCCCTCTTAGCCGCATCATTCAAGAAACGACTATAGGCAGGAGGAAGAGTCTGCCAAACCAAAGATTCATTAATGCACAACCCTTTCGAGTAATATCGCACCAATTCACAGTCTAACCGCTGGCAGATTTCTCTACAATGCGCCATCCTGTGAGAACATTCTAAATCAACAGACGTCGAACCAAGGTAATCGGCATATCTTCCTCCACATCCTTTATTAGAGGGAGGAACATTTACTAACTTTGTTTTATAGGTAGCATTAGCAAGCTTATCTACTTCGGTGTAAAACACCGACAAAGCCTGCCAATTTTCCCATAGGCTTTCACCCATGGCTTCCGACATAGATCGCACACCCGCCGAGGCGGCCATGCAGTCGGAATTTTTTCCTAGGGCAACCCAAAGGGCTGTCCCAAGAAGGAGGGCGAACACCACCAAAATGGCGTTCACCCCCCTCAACCAGCTACCCCGAGGGGCGCTGGAACGAGC